CCCTCATATAGCGACACTGCTGGTGGCTCTGGTATCGTCATCATAAGATACTTACGTTAAGGGAAGTGAAATATACAATGGCGCATTTTGCAGAGTTAGATGAAAACAATACTGTGTTGCGTGTTGTCGTAGTGGATAACAACAATCTTTTAGACGAATCTAATGACGAAAAAGAAGATGTTGGTGTACGATACCTTCAGGGCATACTTGGCCCAGACTCCAGATGGGTTCAGACAAGCTACAATGGTAACTTTAGGAAAGTTTACGCTGGAATAGGCTTTACCTATGATCCACTAAACGATGAGTTTATTCCACCTGAGTTACCAACAGACCCTGTACCTAATGAAACTAACGAAGATTCTGCACCACTAGAACCCTCTTAATAAGGTAAGAATATGGCTAGAGATATTATAAGCGGGTTTGTTTCAAATCTACTACAAAAAGAGATACAACCATTCTTTGCAGTGGATATTAACTTCTCAAGCGGACCTCTTTATCTTTGGTCGGGGTATGGGGATTTAACCCACGATGGTAAAACTTATCTTGGTGCAGGTCAGTTTCTAAATATCTCGACTGTTGGGGAAACAACAGAACTTGAAGCTAAGGGTGCTACACTTTCTATTTCTGGTATCCCTAGCAGCTTTCTATCTTTGGCACTGGGGGAGCCATACCAAGGTCGTGAGTGTATTATCTATTTTGGTTTGTTGTATCCCAATTCTTACCTATCCACACAAGGATTAGATTTTATCACGACACAAGCGGGTGACCTTCTTTTGCTAGAAGCTGGTAGCCAAGGGTTTGTAGAAATCTTTAGCGGTGAACTAGATCAGATGAACATCACAGAGGCTGCTGATACTGCCACTATTGCTGTGACTGCTGAGAGTGCTTTGATTAAACTTGATAGACCTGTCGTAAGACGCTTTACAGACTCTGACCAAAGGTCGAGGTTCCCCACAGATAAGGGACTTGAGTTTGTAGCAGGGCTTCAAGACAAAGAAATCTTCTGGGGTCGTAAAGGAACTTCTTAAAGGACAACCCGATGTCTATTACATACCAACAAGAGTTTTTGCTTACTGTAGAGAAAGATATTAAACCTTTGCTTGAAGAGCATTGGCTAGAGGTAGCGACAAACAAACAGGCTATAAAGTTAAACCCAGATTGGGAAGCATATCACACACTGGAAGATCAAGGTATGCTGCACATCTTTACAGCTAGAGAGGGTGAAACTCTTGTTGGATACTTTGTGACAATCAGTCGTAAGCATATCCATTACAAGGATCACTTGTTTGCAGCAAACGATGTTATCTATCTAAAGCCTGAGTACCGTAAGGGGTTTGCTGGTGCTAGGCTTATTAAGTACGCAGAGAAGTTTTTAAAAGAGGATGGCGTATCTGTTCTTGTTATCAACACAAAGAGAAACAAACCTTTCGATAAACTACTGTTGTGGTTGAAATACAAGCACATTGAAAACGTATATTCTAAGTTGTTAGGGGATTAAACATGGCTGTATCGGCTGTAATGGGCGCACTGTCGGCTGGAACTGCTGCTTTAACTGGCGGTGCGCTAATGGGGGGTTTTCTCGTTGGTGGGGTTGGTACTTTTATGACCCACTTCCTCGTATCTACAGCTATGGGTGCTGCACTTAATGCACTATCCCCTAAACCCTCTGCTGGTGGCTCTGGTGGTTATTCTCTTACTGGTGAGTCAGGGTCTGCTGTCGATCATCAGATCATCTATGGTAGAACTAAGGTTGGTGGCATCCGTCTGTATGATACGACCAGTGGGGGTGAAACTAATACCTTCTTGCATCGTATCCTAGCTTACGCTGGACATGAGATTGAGTCCTATGATGAAATCTATCTGAATGATGAACTTGTTACTATTGATGGTTCAGGCAACGTAACGTCTCCTGCTAGATACAATGGCTTTGTCCGTATTAAGCGTTACTATGGGACAACGACACAAGCTGCTGATGCTGATCTTATTGCAGAGGTAGGGGGTAACTGGACATCAGACCACAAACTTTCCAATATAGCTTACCTATATATCAGACTTAAGTATAATGCAGACGTATTCCCAAATGGTATCCCTGTTGTATCTTGTGTGATTAAGGGTAAGAAGGTTTATGATCCACAGACAACTGCTACAGCTTGGTCAGACAATCCAGCTTTGTGTCTTAGAGATTATGTGTCGTCATCTTATGGTTTGGGTATCCCAAGCATCCGTATCTCTGACAGCACTGTTATCACAGCCAAGGGTATCTGTAATGAGGTTGTAGAGTCTGAGGCGCGTTACTCTTGTAATGGTTCTTTTGTAACTTCTAGTTCCCCTAAGCAAGTAATCTCTGATATGCTGACCTCAATGGGTGGCCTATTCTGGTACTCTCAGGGTAAGTGGAAGATGAAGGCTGCTGCTTACGTTACGCCTACTGTTACTTTAGATGAAAACGATCTTCGCTCCAGTATCTCTCTTTCTACTCGGCACTCTCGTAGGGACAACTTCAACACTGTTAAGGGAACCTTTCGTGGTTCTGAAAGTGATTGGCAACCAGCAGACTATCCTTTGGTGGACGACTCTGCCTTTGTTACTGCTGACAACAACCTAGTTAACACTGTTGACTTCTCTCTGCCATTTACAAGTTCCTCTAAGACTGCTCAAAGGATTGCTAGGGTATTCCTGAATAGAAACAGAGAACAGCTTACAGTTTCTGCTACCTTTGGTCTTAAGGCTTTTCAAGTTGAAGTTGGTGATGTTGTTTACTTTACTAACTCTCGCTTCGGTTGGAATAGCAAGCCTTTTGAAGTAACAACTTGGGACTTTGGTTTGTCGGATGGACTTGATCTGCAGACCAGTTTAACACTAAGAGAGATTTCCCCAGAAGTCTTTACTAATGTTGATGGGGCATTCTTTGAGAACAACAACACAAACCTACCCTCTGCTTTCTATGTACCCCCTGTTGGTTTCACTTCTATTGAAACAGAACTTCGGGCTAGTTTTGAGAACCTATTCAACGTAATCAAACTTACTGTAGCCTCTGTAGACCCATCTAGTGTAGAACGGGTAGAAGTTCAAATACAAAAGGTTGGTGATACCCTATGGACAGCAGTTGGTGTTGGTGATCTTGGTGTATTTGAAACCTCTGGTCTAGATGATGGTAACTATAACGTAAGGGCAAGAGCGTATAGCTTCTTGGGTGTTCGTGGTGACTGGGTTCAACCTGATTCTTTCAATGTGACGGGTCAAGCTGCTCCACCACAAAACGTAAGCAATCTTAGTGCTAACCTTTCTGGCGGAAACATTAACTTAGCATGGCCCCCAGTTACTGATGCTGACCTTTCCTACTATAAGATCAGACACACTACCAACGAAGGCTCTCCAAGCTGGTCTAACGCTGTAACGTATGTAGAGAAGGTTTCTCGTCCAGCATCGTCTGTAAGCGTTCCTGCTAAGTCTGGGACGTATATGATCCGCGCTTACGATAAGTTGGGTACTAACTCCCCACAACTTTCTTCTGTTGTCGTTCCTGCAAACGCCCTTGAAACCTTTACTAATAACCTCTCTCTTACAGACAGCCCTACGTTTACTGGGACAAAGACTAACACTTCTGTTGTGTCGTCTAACTTGAGGATTACCACAACTACCTCTGCCCCGTCAACAGGGACTTACCTATCTAGCACCTATATCGACACAACTTCTGTAAGACGGGTTAGGGCTTATATAGACCTTGATGTTAGTCGCTTTGATAGTGGGGCAGGTTTGTTTGATGACCTTGCTGGACCTTTCGACAGTCTAACTGGACCATTTGATGATTTAACTGGTGGGGGTAACTTTGATGATACAGATGTAGTTACTTATATCTCTATTACCAATGACAATCCTGCTGGAACACCAACTTGGTCGGACTATCAAATCTTTCAAGCAGGAGACTTCTATGGTCGTGCATTTAGGTTCAAGGTAGAACTTAAGTCTAACTCTGTGAATGTTTCACCTAGCATATCGTCTCTTGTCGCTAAAATCAAATACAACTAAGGGGGCTTAAATCTTGTCTCAGCATGACTATGTTATTGACAACCAAACGTCTGCTTCACTAAGGGCAGACCTCAACAACGCACTAGCAGCTATTGTTTCCCAGAACAGTGGCGCTACTGCTCCTGCAACGACATACGCTAATCAGTTTTGGTATGACACCTCGACTGACCTCTTAAAGCAGCGTAATGGAACTAACAGCGTCTGGATTACTCTTGGTACTGTAGACCAAACTAACAATAAGTTTGAGCCTAATCAGACGTTTGCTACTCAAGCAGAAGCAGAGGCTGGCTCTGAGAACACTAAAGCTATGACTTCTTTACGGACTGCTCAAGCTATTGCTGCTAATGCTGGTGGTTACAATGCTCAGATTTTTACAGCGTCTGGAACTTGGACAAAACCTGCTGGCGCTCCAGCAACTGCTAGAGTTAATATTCGTATGTGG